TGGTTCAGCCGTAGACATGGCTACAGTTAAGGCAGAAACTAATTTTGCTGCTGCTACTGGGGCTCCCTCTACGGATGCTACAGTCCAGGGCCAATTAACACAGCTTATGGCTGACTTTGAAGGTGGTAACCAACCTACTTGGGCCGCAGGAGCTATGAGAGCCGCTACAGCAGCTATGGCTCAACGTGGGCTAGGTGCGTCTAGCATGGCGGGACAAGCTCTTATACAGGCTGCTATGGAGTCTGCACTACCTATTGCTCAAATGGATGCAGCAGCTTATGCTAGGTTTGAAGAGCAGAGTTTATCTAATAGACAACAAACTGCAATGTTTGCCGCAGAAAAAAGAGCACAGTTCTTAGGTGTAGATTTTACCCAGGAATTCCAAACAAGAGTATCCAATGCATCTCGTGTAGCTGACATAGCTAACGTAAACTTTAGTGCCCAACAACAGGTTGCACTAGAGAATGCACAGCTTACTCAGTCAGTAGACTTAGCTAATCTTAATGCATCTAATGCTAAAGTAATGGCTGATGCTGCTGCTCTGTCACAAACAGATTTAACTAACTTAAATAATAGACAGCAAGCACAAGTACAAAATGCTAAGAGCTTCTTGGACATGGAAATGTCTAACATGACAAACTCCCAGCAAATGGAAATGTTTAAATCACAAGCAGTTATTAACTCATTGATGTCCGATAGTGCTGCAGCTAATGCTACTGCTCAGTTCAATGCATCGAGTGAGAACCAAGTAAACCAATTCTTCTCTAATCTATCTACTCAAGTTTCTCAGTTTAATGGAGAGCAACAGAATAGCTTACTTAAGTTTAACCTTGGAGAAGCTAATGCTATTGAAGAGTTTAATGCTGCCCAGGTTAACTTCCGAGATCAGTTCAATGCTCAGAATGCTTTGATTATAGATCAAGCTAATGCCCAGTGGTATCAGAATATAGCTACAACAGACAATGCCGCAATAAACCAATCTAATAGAGATGCAGCAGCTCAAGCTAATAATATGTCCTCTATAGGATTTAGTGCCTACATGCAAGAAGTCCGGGACCTAATGAGCTTTGCCTGGCAGACATCTAATAACGATGCAGATAGAGCTACTACCTTAGCAACTGCATCTCTATCTAAGGAGGCGGCTGAAGCTGCCGCTAAAGCTAATAAGAGTGCGGGGTTGTGGGGTGCGATTGGTAGTGTTGCTGCTGCTATTCTTAGGCCTGTTTGATAATGAGGGTGCAGTTGCTATGAACAAATATTCAATAGATTTAGAAAAGCTAAACCTTAAGCGGGGGTATGGTTTTAATAAAGAAAGTGAAAACCTTACGTTTGGTGGTTTAGGGGGCAATCAATATACTGCTGAAGGCGAAGTCGATAACCCTTACCCACAGTATAACGATAGTCTAAAAATGGCGTTGCAAAGGGCACGAGACATTTCATTTACTAGTGTTGAAGATGGACAAAAATCTGATGAACAAAAGAAATTTGACAAGACAAAGTTTTTACAGGGTATAGTAAACGCAAGTGCTAAGTCTTCACCTGCTCCCCCTCTTAGGCCAGAAAATATGTCAGTTGCTGTAGCTGAGATACAAACAGCAACAGAAGACTCCTTTTATGCTGGTATTAAACTTGCAGAAGGTACACATGGTAAAACAAAAGCAGGACTTTACGCTCCTGTAGATACTAACGACACTAGAGAAAAGAATTTTAAAATAAAAAGTAAAGATATTGGCTATGGACACAAAGTCAAAGATTCAGAAACAGCATCAAAACAAATATATGGTATTCCTTTTATTAATGCGACTGGAGACTTTATACCTTTAACGGAAGAGCAAGTAGAAACTATATATAAAGAGGACATGAGGGTTAACCTGGAACTAGCTAGAAAAGCTGGGTGGGACAAAGAGTTAAAGAAAATAGGGACTACATGGGAGGACTTACCAGAAAAGTTTAAGTTACCATTAACGTCATTAGCATATAACGTAGGCGGCAACAAAGCCGGGAGCCAATGGAAAGACGTATTATCAGCAGCAAAAGAAAGGAACATAATAAATTTTGCTTCTGAGTTAAGACGAAAAGACGGAGGAAAAAATACCAAGGGTATGGATAATAGGGTAATAAAAGAGCTTAAAGCTGCAAATCTTATTTCGGATAGTAGTGAAGTTAAAAGCGTCCTAGGCTTAACAGACATTTAAGGAATAAACATGGCGTATAGTTATAGTGACTGGGCAAATGAATTTGCAAGCGTAGAAGAGAAAAAAGAAAAGCCAGGGCTAGGGACCAGAAATGAACCTCTTGAGTCTAATACCCCTACGTTTATAGAACAGGTTGTTAAAAATTATAATGACAATACAGACGATCCTGATCCTGAGATAGTTAAAGTGCCTGTCAAGCCAAGTACGATAACCGACAACTCTAGAGAAAATAAGTATGTAGAAGAACAAAAGTATTCACAGAACTTAAAGACAAAACTTTTAGATAAACTCATTAAAACAAATTCAACACCACATACTCAAATGGATCTGTTAAAGTTATCCGCTAGTGGTTCCGGCAGTAATGATGTAATTATAATTGACGGCAAGACAGTCGTAACTATGTCTAAAAAGTCTACGCCTAGATTTGAAGCTTTTCTTAACGGTAGCAATGCCTATAAAAATGATTTAATTACTCTAGATATTTCTAAAAAAGAAAGTGATGATACTCTTTTTAGAAGATGGGACTATGTTCAAGACGCAATTAACTCTGGAAAATATGGTGATGATCTAATACCGGACCCTTATATGGGGACAGGAGAAACAACAAAGTTATCGGACCCTTATTTATTTCAACAGGACTTCCAAAGTATATTTGACCAACTTGATGGAGGGGGGTCGACTAATGAGACAAATGCACAACGACTCCGAAGAATTGAGGCAGATGCAAAGGCAGACGGAATTTCCCTTTCCGACATAGTTAAAGAAGCCGTAACAATGTGGAAGGACAGAAGAGAGGATCCACTAGGTCCACCAAAAGGGCCAGATAGCAAGGTTGTAAAGGCGTTTGGAGGTGTCGTAGCTACGGTTACTAAACCTATAGATTCTATGGAAGATTTGTTTTCAAAGGTTACGGAAAAATACCCAGGGCTTAGTTTTTCTATTGCAAGCAAGCCAACAGGCAATCGCTTTCTAAATCTTATAGACCAAGACGAAATTGTAGATGTTAGTGGAACAAGGATGACGTACACTAAAGATACCCCTGTAGGTAAAGTTTCTGCTAGTTCTTTTATGGATAGACTGATTGACGAAAAAGAATATATGCTTATGTTTACCTCCTTAGGGGGTAACACCGTTACACTAAACGAGGGAGAGTTAGACTATAAAGTTAGGCGGTTTCCTATCTTTTCTGGGGGAGGGCTAAACATTAGTGCGGAGATGAGTCGAACTGCAGGGATAGGGGTAAAAGTTGATTATAGCAAAAAAGACATTGCCGGAACAGGAGTTAGATTTGATAGTACTACTGGATTAAACGAAAGAGGTAAGACATGGGACGCAAATTTAACATACAGAAAAGCAGTTGATCTAATGACAGAAGAAAAATTTAATATGGGTGGTGACACCCTTACGGGTAGCTATGGATTAAAGGCAAATTTAAAAAATCAAACTCTTACGGCAGACGCAAACCTTTCTTTTAATAGTGGTCCTTTTAGTGACGCTACTGCTGAAGGAGGGCTTGGAGTGAGGTGGGTAAGCGGAAAAGGCCCTGGAGCTTCCCTCTACTATACAAAAGATTTAAAACCTGGGGATAGTATTCTTAATCCCTTTAATTATTTTAAACGATAATGGGCTTTCCTCTTGAACTAATAACCATGTTAGGCTCTACCGTTTTAGGTGGGGTTATGTCTATCTGGGGACAAGCTAATAAAACACGAGCAGAGCGTGAGAAGATGCTACTGCAAAGAGCTGCTTTTAAAAATAAAGCTGTAACAAGTGCCAGAGAATTTGGCTTGAAGGATACTCACTTTGCTTGGACACGCAGAATTATTGCACTATCGTCTGTGGGTGCTATAATTGTATTGCCAAAAGTAGCAGCTCTATGGTATCCTGATGTAGGGGTAGTCGTAGGCTACACAGAAATACAAGGGGGCTTCTTTAACTTTTTGTTTGGCCCCGATGAGGCAGTCGTATGGAAGGCTGCAAGAGGTTTCGTAATAACTCCGTTAGACACACACTTAGTTTCTGCCATAGTAGGATTATACTTTGGTGCAGGATTTGCTAAATAAGGTATATATAAAATGGCTACAGAAAAACTAATACAAGCTCCTATTCCGGGACAGTCTTTGACAGACTTGCCTAAAAACTCTCCGTGGGAAAAACCGTCAGAGTTAAACGAAGTGTCAGATGTAATAAGACATTATGTAGATCGTCTAGCTGACGATGAAGTTAT